TCTCTTTTTACATCAGATGCCCTTTCTTCAAAATCTAAAAGATAATCATGACCTAAATCATTTTCAACACCAACTTTCATTGCCTTATCAACCAAATCCTTAATTCTATCATAAGAACCTGCCTTTAATAAATCAACTGATTGTAAGATAACATTTTTTAGGTTTTGGTTTTTACAAAAATCAGTAAACTCATTTTTGATATAATCCAAATCAACATTACCAACTTGTGTGAAAATATGTTTAAGTTGTTCGATTACAGTTTTTTTCAAAATCTCATTATCCATTTTAGATAATTGAACTTTGAATACATCTAATGTAGGTGGTTTTCTATATTCTTTATGATAATCAATTATTTCACCCACAATCCACTTGTTCGCCTCACTTTCAAAAAAGCGTGTAGTAGTAATTTCAGATATAGTATCTAAAAATTTATTATCAGTTATAAGAGCCGATACTACCTTTGATTGAAAGGATTGCCCATATTTTGATAATGTATCTACTTCTTGCATGTAAATTCTTTTGTAAACATTTTACAAAGATACGAAAAAAAAATTGAATAAACAAAATTATTCTAAAACAAAATTTGAGAATGTAGATTTTAACCAATCATTTATATCACCAAAATTATTGACAACTTTATACTTTAAAAGTATTTTAATAAAATCAATTTTATTTAATGGATTTAATTCTTCATTAAATTTTTCTAAAATTTGCATTTTAATTATACCACTAATATCAGGGTTATCTAATTGCATTAATTCCCTATTCATTAGAATTTGTTCTTTTGATTCTAATATATCTCCGTATAATTTAATTTTATTTTTTGTTTCAGTCTTTTTTTCTTCACAAAGTGTAAATAGATCATCAACTGAAAGCTTTTTTGTATCTGTAATTTCTGGTAATCTTTTGATTAAAGTTTTTATACCACACCCATATACGCCAGGAATATTATCAGATGTATCACCATCTAATATTCTATATAGTATTAAATTTTGAGATTCAATTCCGTATTCTTCTTTAACACTTTTTTTATTATAAATTTTCTTTTTGGTAGGTGACCAGACGATGGTTTTATCATCTACTAATTGGAGGAAATCTTTATCAGTAGACATTACCACCGCCTGTTCATTCTCTTTAAGAAGTTGAGTTGAAATATATGCTATTACATCATCAGCTTCTACACCATCATATATCATTGTTGTGACTGGAAGATATTCAAGAATTTTTATTAACCAAACGAATTGGCGTTTCATTGATTCTTTCTCATCTTCATCATTCATCAAATCTGCATACTGACGGTTTACTCGGAGTTTATTAGAATCTCGTTGGGATTTATACCCATCAAATCTCTTTTTTCTCTTTTGAGAACCACCCTTACCATCAAACACTACAATACATCTTGTCGGTTGAGTCATTCTAATTGCGTAACCTATTGATTTTAGAACACCAACTACACCACCAACGTGGTCACCATCATCATTCATTGTAGGAATTGATGACCAACATCTGATAAATGTATTTAAACCATCGATAATAAGAACTCTAGAGTTTTTATGTTTATCGATATTTTGATTGTGTTCTTTCTCTACCGAATTAAGTATGTCTTTGTAAAGTTCTTTCATTATTTAATTGGAAAATATTTTTCAATTGCTTCTAGTCTATCATCTGCATCAACTAACATTTTTAACGCATCTTCTGCATTTTTATAAAAATCTTCAGTTGAATGGTCACCAATACCTACTGCTTTATTTTCTAATAATTCCAAACTTAATAATGCTTTGGCTTTATCTGCAATTGCAGTAGCCTTTAACATTTCTGATAATTTACTCATATAATTGTTTTTTAATCTTCCCCAACCATTTCACCATCAACTTCAAGACTTTCAATATCCATAGTATCTGATTTATATTGAAGAATAGTATTTTCACAAATAGATTTATAAATTTGCTCTCTTATATCACTTCTCTCTCCCATCAATCCTATAAAATCTTTTGATTGAAATTTAATAACTTCACCACTATCGGTATCGGTATATTCATACCAAGCTCCAGCTTGTTTTACGATTTTATATTCTTTCATTACACCTAACCAACTACCATAGTTATCGATACCTCTATCAAAGAAAATATCGAAATCAGCGGCTCTTAATGGTGGGCCCATTCGGTTTTTGATAACTTGTGCTCGTACTTTCATACCAACAATTTTATCTTGTCCACCTACTTTACTTTTAATTTGACCCATACCCTTCAAACGTAATCTTACAGATGCGTGGAAAGCGAGTGCTTTACCACCTGATGTTGTCCAAGGGTCAGAAAATGCCATTGCATTTAACTTTTGACGAAGTTGATTTGTGTAAACAAGGAGGATTTTTTGTCTACCAATCATATTGGTAATCTTCCTCATTGCCTTTGAGATGATAATTGCTTTATCGGTAGCGTATCCATCTTTACCATAATCAGCTGCAAGTTCAGTTTTTGTTGAAGCCGCTGCTACTGAATCGGTTACAATAGTTACCAATCTATCTTTATCAGTTTGTCTTACTTTTTCAATTATTGTTTCAGTAAAATCAAAAATTTGTTCTACTGAATCCGCAGATACATAAAGAAGTTTAGAAATATCCACACCGATTGCTTCTAAAAAATCTCTACTAACCGCAGTTTCAGTATCAATTAAAACAGCAACACCACCTTGTTTTTGAGTTTCTGCAAGTAAGTGTGCTGATAAAAGAGATTTACCACTTTGTTCTAATCCAGTGATTTCAACAATTCTACCAACAGGCAAACCACCGTATGGACGATTTGAAATCGCAACATCTAACATAGCACAGCCTGTTGATACCCAACCCTCAACGTTAGTTGGAGTTGCATCATCATCTAAAAAAAATGCTACTTTTTGTTCTTTAGATTGTTTATTGAGTTCATCCGCAAGGATGTCTGCCAAATCGACAGCTTGTTTTTTTGCCATAAAAAGGAATTAATTAAGAGTTAAATAAATCATCAAATGCAGCCTCTACATCAGAAGTTGTTTTTGAAACCTTTTTAGTTTCTTTTTCAACAGGACCTCCCAAATCATGTGAAACAGATTTAGTACTTAATGTTTCTTCTGCTACTGATTTTTCAGTTTGTGTAGATTGTGCTGATTTTGTTGGGTCTAACCAACTTTCTAATACGTTTTTCAATTCATCGTAAGAAAGTTCTTGATACAATTCAGTAATTGCTGTTTGGTCTTCAATAAAAGATTTGGCCTTTTCAGTATTTTCTGAAAGTGGTGTTTGGTTAGGTTTTACTCTTAATGTTGTAGTTGGATATGATGTTCCTGCATCTTCAGCAGATACATATTCAACAGTCAAATCTCTTCCCGCAGTTGGGTCGGTTATATCTCCATAGTCTGGATCTGCAATGTATCCTAAAATTTCTTGATACACAGTTTTACCGAATCCCCAAAAACGTACACCATCTCCTTCTTCACCTCTAACAATAATAGGTACGAAAGTTCTCAACTTTGGCTCCATAGCCTTAGCTGCTTTCCAATCTTCTTTATCTCCCATACGTTTCAATTTATCAGCAAACTCAACGATAGGGTCGGGTCTACCAAATGAAACGGGTGATAGATAAGTTTTGTTGTTAATGTTGTAATGAAAATAAAGTTCGATGAATGGATTGTCTTTGTTAAATTTGTAAGGAACAATACGAACTTGATGTTTACCGGGTGTGGGTTTCCACAACGCTTCGGTTTTCTTTTGAGTGTTTTGCAATTTTCCGAGCCTTGCTCTAATTGCGGTAATGTCTAATGCCATTTTTTTTTCGTTTTAAAAGTTAATAATTAAGTTGTTTTATGGTTTTATTTACGAGTCTTTCCTACTCGCGGTGTGTACTTATAAATATAAAAAATCTCAAAAATCACACCGAATTTTTGTAGATTTTTTTACTCAAAAACTTATTTTGCCCACTTGCCATTTTTAACAATTTGGGCAATAATACCATATACTGATAAATCCATAAATGTATCATCAATTGATTCATTTACACTATCTTTTTTGTTTAAAACAACCAACTGTTTTAATCTCTGAATTTTATCATTAATTCTAAACCAAAGACCAGTTAAAGATAGTTTTATATCATCTTCATTTTCTAAT